TGAAAAGGGGACGCAATCACGCCCTCTATTTCGTGTTGCATGAGTACTCTGCTACGGTACCTTTTTGCACTGTCACAGTACCTTTTTGGCTATCATAAAGCAAAGAGAAAGTGCACATCCGCACCGTTTCCGGCGTAGATGTGCACTCTTTTTGGTGATGGAGTCAAGTGTTCTATATCCGAACTTTTAAGCGTTATGGTGTTTGCCCCGGAAAGGTTGAACGTGATTACGATTTTAGTTCCGTCCGGGGAATTATCGTAGACGTAGACCGAGTTCACCAATGTGTCAATGATTCGCCGCTGATACTCAACGTTTTTGATATCACCCTTTCTGAACGATTCAAGCCAATACTGTATTCGCTCTTTCGTGAGAAAGGGCTTTTTCATTTCCTCTTGTCCTATCTGTCCCTCCAAGTCCCTGCGTTCTGCCTCCAGAGCCTCTAGGCGCTCTTTGGTGGTGGGTGTAATGATTCCTTGCTCTATTGCACCCATTAGGTTGTTTAAGCGCTTATTTGTGTCTTTAAGGCGCTCTCGCAAGCCTGTGAGAAGAGAGGTGTCCAGAAGTTCCTTCTCGATAAGTGCCATTGCCCTGGTAGAAATCAGATCGATGTTCTCATCCGTTAGAACGTGCTGCACAGTGAACCGGACAACGGTTTGCTCTAACCACTCCTTTCGCTCTGTCTTTTTGTTGCAGTTCTTTTTACGCTTACGCCCTGCACATTTGTAGTAATGGTGTATCGCTCCTGTTTTTGATCGACCGCTTTCACCAATCAGCGGTTCACCACAGTGACCGCAGAACACCTTAGTCGTAAGCAGGTAATCCTCGGTCGCTTTAAATTTACCTCTCGACAAGAACGTGTGTTTTATTAGCGCTTGTACTTTGTCGAACAGGTCTTTGTCGATAATGGGCGGTATTACATCCGTTAGAACAACATCATCAACTCTGTAAACACCTATGTATTTTTCATTTCTCAAAATTCTGGGCAAACTGTTTTTGTTGAACTCACTTCCTCTGACCGTTTTAAATCCATTATCATTCAACCATTTAACAATCTCAGCTTTTGTCTTACCCTCCGCATACATGGTGAAAATAGCCCGCACGGCCTTTGCGCCAACGGGGTCTATCTCATATCGTTTCTGTTCATTTACACGATAACCCAATGACATACCACCTACCACCAATCCGTGCATTGCGTTCTCTTTGAGTCCACGGCGAATGTTTCTTGCTAGGTTCTCGCTGTAGTACTCCGCATACCCTTCTAACACTGATTCGAGAATGATTCCTTCCGGGGTGTCCGGCATAGGCTGTTTCGCGTAGTAGATTTTCACACCATTGCGTTTAAGCCTGGCTTTGTAGATTGCGCTGTCATACCGATTCCTTGCAAATCTATCAAGTGTGTACATGATTACCGCGTCAAAATGTCCCCGCTCACTGTCTTTGATGAGTTGTTGAAAACTCGGTCGGTTGTCGGTCTTACCTGATATGGCGCGGTCGATGTACTCATGCACAACGGAGAAATCGTTCTTAGCAGCAAAATCATAACATTCTCTTAGTTGTCCCTCTATTGATTCCTCTCGCTGATTGTGGCTCGAATACCGAGCATAGATTACGGCTTTTATGCGTGCACCTTTCGTTTATCAAAATTATATATCGTTGACATAAATTCATGTTTATCACGTCTGGGCAAATTTCTGTAAATCCCTAGTATATCACGTTCGTCATCATTGGATGGTCTAACTTCGTCCGTATCATCGTCTGCAAAGAAATCCATTACTGAGCAATTTAGTTTACGAGCAAGTAATAACATTACGTCCTGTTTTGGTAGAGACCCGTTATACCAAGCACTAACCTTTGATGTGCTTAGTCCCAACTCCTTACACAAGGCAGTGGGCGTGGTGTTTCGGTTCTTACAAATTCGTTTTAAGTTGTCTGCAAATGTCACAATGTCTCCTTTCTAAAAATTTCTGAAAAACAGATCTAAAAACACTTGACGAATCTAAAAATAAGAATTAGAATGTGGTTGTCGGCTCTGGTAAAGAGGTTTGAGCCAAAGGAAGCCGCTCCGAATTGCGGAAACAATTCAGAAAAATTAAGGGTATTGTGCTTAGATTGGTAATAAGAATAATAACACTGAATCTGTTTTGGCGCAACAGAAATCCGCTATTTGGAAAAGAAAGGAGGGAAAAATGACTGTTTTGGACAAGATGAATCGTCTCGGAATGACACAGGTGGAGATGATACGGGAGTTGCGCAAGCGTGGTTATGAAATACAACCGCCGATGATGTCTAGCATTTTGACGGGTGTTTACACCTATCCGAAGGCGAAGAAGATTCTTGAGGCGTGCGAAGAGATCCTCAACGAGCGGGAGAAGGCATGAAGTTGTCGGATGAGCAGACGAACGACCTTGCGTGGTCGTTAGCAAGCCTTGTAACCGAGTTCTACAAAAATCCCGAGAACGAGGAGGGTTATCAAAAATGGCTACGGAATGTAGAGGAAAAAAGCGAATCAACCGTAACAAAATCGTGAAGGTTGAAGCCTACGCAGTTCTCGCAAGCTTGGTGATCGGTGGATTTGTGTTCGGGCGAATCACTGCTCCGACAAAGACCGAGGTGATACATGAGACGGTGGAAGTACCTACCTACTCAACCAATACGATGCCTACAACGGCGAAAGTACACTATTTCAACGTCCCCCTCTCGGAGGGATTGCAGAGATACATTTACGAAATCTGCGCGGACGAAGGTGTACCTGTAGCGTTAGTACTGGCAATGATTGAGCAGGGCAGCGGGTTTGATGCCGAAAAAGTAAGTCTCTCCGGAGATTACGGACTCATGCAGATTGGTAGTGTGAATCACACCCGGTTGTCGGCACAGTTCGGGAACGCAGATATGCTGAATCCCTATCAGAACGTTTTCTGCGGAGTCAAGATTATGAGTTCCCTTCTGGGTTCGTATGAGGACTACGGAGACGCGCTACTGGCCTACGACCTCGGCGATTACGGGGCTAGAAAAGCCAACGAGAGCGGTATCACCTCTACGGAATACACCCGCGCGGTGTTGAAGAGCATGGAGAAATACGAAGCGGAGGTGAAAGCGTATGCGACTGAAAAACGGAATGGTTGAGACGGTTTCTTGTCCTAGAGATTTCGAGAATCTCATCGACAAGTACCTGGGTTCAGAGTGTGCCGATTACTACAACCGGCAAATGGAAGAGTTGTCGATGACAATCAAGGACATATACGCAGATTACGTTTGCGACATGGCGAGATCGATGCTCTGTGACACCGTCAAGGTGTGGGAAGAGTTGGAGGAGGTGCTTTCAAAGTATGGTTACCTCTAAAAAACTCGGAAATCAGTTTGAGAAGGAGTTCTGCGAAATCCTCTACACTCACGGGTTTTGGTGTCACAACTTGGCACAGAACGCAGCCGGGCAACCCGCCGATGTGATTGCGGTGAGAAACGGACAGGCATATCTGATTGATTGCAAGGTTTGTAGCCACGACAAATTCCCTCTTTCCAGAATTGAGGAGAATCAGCGCTTTGCAATGCAGATGTGGAGAGAGAGGGGGGAACATTGGGGATGGTTCGCTCTCAAAACAATACACGGGATATACATGATTGATAGCAATCTTCTCACAACAGAGTTCCCGGAGACACACACACTCAACATGGATGACATTCAACAGTGGGGTGAATCGTTAACGGAGTGGTTGGAACGATGGTGATACGAGTTGCTAATGTCATCACTGTTGAGAACCCCACGAAGGAAATGAAGGAGTGGTGCAAGGAATATCTGGAAATTGACAACCCGGAGTATTCTCAACGCGCAAGGATGGGTTTCTGGCTCGGTAATACACCGAAAACCCTCTCTTTGTACGAGGTGAGGGGTACAGATTGGATTCTCCCATTCGGAGTGTTTCGTAGAATCCCTATTGATTTCTTACTTGAGTCCGAGGTCATTGACGATTTCAACAAAGACCCGGCCGTGGTTGATTTCAACGCAACCGTACCGCTCTATGACTACCAAGAGATAGCGGTTGAATCTATGGTTCTCTCTCGCTCCGGGATTCTTCAAAGCGCAGCAGGAAGCGGTAAAACGCAAATGGGACTGGCGCTTGCCACGATGGTAGGACGGCGCACACTGTGGCTTTGTCACACTTTGGATTTGGTGAAACAGAGCCGAGAGCGAGCGAAGTTGTACATGAGCGAAGAACTCATGGGGACAATCACAGAAGGTAAGGTCAACCTGGGTACTGGGATCACTTTCGCAACAGTACAGACCATGAGCAACCTCGATTTGACACAATACAGGGATTATTGGGACTGCGTAATTGTGGACGAGGTGCACAGGGTTAGCGGAAGCCCCACGGCGGTTACACGATATCAGAAAGTGCTCAACGGCCTTTCGGCTCGGCACAAGTACGGTTTGTCGGCAACACTTCATAGAGCAGACGGAATGATTAAGGCTACATTCTCCCTTATCGGAGACCTAGAGTATGTTGTTCCGCTCTCGGCTGTGTCGGACAAAATTATGAAGGTTGGTATCTACCCGGTGGGAACAGGTACGCAAATGAGTAGAGAAGCCCTTAACACGGACGGTACGCTCAACTACGCAAAACTGATTACCTATCTCACCGAGAACAAGGAACGCAATCAGACCATCATTGATTGTATCGAGCAGAAACCCTCTCTAATTCTTTCAGACAGACTGGCTCACCTTGAAACGCTCATGAACATGCTTCCGGCTGACATGCGTAAAGACGCTGTAATGATTAGCGGGAAGATGACAAGCAAGAAGGGGAAGCAAGAGCGAGAGCAAGCCCTGGAAGATATGAGAAGCGGTAAGAAGAAGTACCTCTTTGCAACCTATTCTCTTGCCAAGGAAGGTCTGGACGTACCACGGCTTGAGCGCCTGTACCTTACGACACCGCAGAAGGATTTCACGGTGATTACGCAGAGTGTGGGAAGAATCGCAAGAACGCATGAGGGTAAGGCAGAGCCGATTGCCTACGATTTCGTTGACAGAATTGTGTACCTTGAAAAGCTGTATAAGAAACGCTGTACGGTGTATCGCAAGAACGAGTGTTATTTCGTGGAGGACAAACAATGAGAATCGTTTCTTATGACTGCGAGGTGTTTGCCCACGATTGGCTTGTGACACTCAAGGATAAAGAGACCGGGCAATACACCTGTATCTGGAACGACAATGAAGCACTGCGCATGGCTCTGGACGATTCCTGCATCTACGTTGGATTCAACAGCAAGCACTACGATCAATTCATTGTTAAGGCCATTTACGCTGATTTCACCCCGGAGGAAATCAAACGGGTGAACGATTTTATCATCGGCGGTGGGCAGGGTTGGCAATGCCCTCAACTGGAAGGAATCTACCTCAAGTTCCCGAATGTTGATATAAGGGACGACACCCAACAGGGGTTATCGCTTAAGGCGATTGAAGGACACCTCGGAATGTCAATCAAAGAATCAAGTGTTCCCTTTGACATTGATCGACCGCTCACCGCTGCCGAAAGAGCGGAGACAGAGTTCTACTGTAAGCACGATGTTGATACGGCTGAAAAGCTGATTGACATTCGCAAGGACTATCTACAGAACAAAATAAACCTTGGACGAATGGCGGGAATTGATGAGGTTAAGGCTCTCGGTATGACGAACGCCAAGCTAACGGCAGCAATGCTCAAGGCCACAAAGAAAGACCATAATGACGAACGAGAGTACGTCTATCCGAGCAATCTGCGAAGAGAGTATGTCCCTGAAGATGTTTTTGAGTTCTTCGACCGTTTATACGACAAGTCGATTTCGGACGAAGAGATTTTCAAGACCAAGTTGAAACTCATGATTGGGGACTGCCCGGTCACGTTGGGGTTCGGTGGTATTCACGGTGCTATTCCTAACTTCTTCTGGGAAGAGAGCGAGTCGCGCGGTATTTGGAACGAGGACGTTGGAAGCTATTACCCACACCTCTGTACAATCAACGGCTACACAAGCCGTAATATTCCTTCTCCGCAGACCTACGCAGACGTTCTCGACCGCCGTATGAAAGCCAAGGCCTCCGGGGATAAGCACACCGCAAACGCCCTCAAGTTGGTCTGTAATACAACGTACGGTTGTCTGCTGAATAAGTACAACGACCTTTATGACCCGCTCATGGGGCGCTCGGTATGTATTTCCGGGCAGCTTTACCTACTGGAACTTGCCGAGCATTGCTATCAGACAATCAGCGATTTACGGATTGTACAGCTTAACACGGACGGCATCATGGTTGAGTGTAATAAAGCTGATTACGAAAAGCTGTCAGAGATATGCAAAGAGTGGCAGGAGCGCACGGGGTTTGAGTTGGAAGAGGACACCGTGGTGAAGATTGCGCAGAAGGATGTGAACAACTATATCGAGGTACAAGCCGGTGGTTTACACAAGGCCAAGGGCGGGTATCTTGTTAAAGGGATTGCAGCAGCCGGGGCGTTCAACGTGAACAACTCGTGCGTGATTGTGGCAACGGCACTCAAGGAATACTTCCTGCACGGCACACCCGTGGAGGACACAATTAACGCCTGTGACGATCTTTTCCAGTTTCAGATTATCGCAAAGGCGGGAGCAAAGTACCGCGAAGCGTATCACCTAATCAACGGCGAAAAGCATTCTGTACAGAAAGTGAACCGGGTGTACGCCGCTAAAGATGAGCGGTACGGAAAGATTTACAAGGTTAAGGCAGAGGATGATTCGGAAGCAAAGATCGATTCTCTACCCGAACACTGCATCATTGACAACGACAACGAACTTTCCATTGAGGACGTGGACAGAACTTTCTACATCGAAATGGCAAAAAAGCGCGTTGACGATTTCAAGGGTATTAAACCCGAAAAGAACAGGAGGACAAAGAGAATGGCAACAAGCACCAAGGGAGTCAATGTGTATCAGAAGCTTCTCGCCGCGAGAACCAAGTTTTTGGAGTCGAACGTTGAGAAGAGCGGAAAGAACATGCACCTACAGTTCAAGTATTTTGAACTTGAGGACATTGTTCCGACCGCAACCCGGATTTTCAGCGAAATCGGACTTATCCCGATTGTAACGTTTGATTCCGAGGTCGCAACAATGACGATGGTGAACACGGATAACCCCGAAGAGACGGCGGTGTTCTTTGCACCGTTCAATCAGCTTGCTCCGATCGTGAGCAATTCCGGGAACGCGGTTACGAACGAGATGCAGGCGCTTGGTTCGTCTATCACCTACATGCGCCGTTACCTTTACATGATTGCACTTGATATCTGCGAGAGCGATTCCGTGGACGCAGGGATTGGTGCAAAGCCCGCTGCGCCGAAGCCCGCCGAGAAGAAAGCACCGGCTACGCAGGAGCAGAGACAGGAAGTGAAGGAAAACCTCACGGCTCCGGGCGACAACGCGAGCGATTTGCAGATTAAAGGACTCAAGGCAGCGCTTAAGCGTTTGAAAGACGCTGATTCGAGTAAAGAGGAAATGATCGCGAAGATTGCACTCCAGACGCAGGGCTTTACGGTGATTTCCAAGTCCGATTGTGAAGCATTGATTCAGAGAATTACGGCTATGTTGGAGGGCAACAATGGCTGAAATCAAGTTCTCGATGCGGACTGAGGCGTTGAATGTATTGGTGGAGTTCGCAAAAGCGTTCATCGATACGAAAGCGCAGATGGTTCACCTGCGGAACGCACACTGTGTGGCTCACGGACACGACCTTGAGGTGAGTTTGGTGAATCCTCACACAGCGGCGAGAGTCACCGTACCTATTATTGAAAAGATTGAGGACGGAACGGAGTTTGATATCAGAGTCCCTAAAAAAGTGGATGCGAAGGCTTACCCGACCGTTTCCTTCACGGTGGACACGAGTTCCGACACTTGCGAATTCACGGCAGGCGGGTTGAGCGAGATTGTACAACTTGAGCACGGTATTTTTCCGAACATTGACAAGTATTGGGACGAACGAGATTGTGTACGAAAAATCGGACTCAATCCCGCACTGCTTCTGAACGCGCTGAAAGCGTTTGACAAGAAAAAGCCCGTTGTGCTGTCTATGACGAACGCGAAAGAACCGCTTTATATCACACAAGGTGATTCAAAGAAGTGCTTTATTTTACCGGTGGTGATGGGAAAGGAGAGTTGATGAAGAACATTGAGTGGTTGGAGGGTAATCGAATCAAGATTACCCCTCCGAAAAAGACCAAAAAGGTCACAGGCACGAGGTTCGCCACAATCCTCGGTCTGAATCCCTGGAGCACCGATTTTGAAATGTGGTGTGCAATCACCAAGACCTATGAGAAACCGTTTGAGGACACAATCTACACGGTTGCCGGTAAAACCATTGAGCCGAAACAGGCTGCTTATATGGAGCGGTCCTACGGTATGGAGATTATCAGACCGTCTGACGTATGGGGAGAAGATTATTTCAGTCAGACGTGGGGTGATTTCTTCAAGGAAAATAAGCACCTTGGCGGTATGTGGGACTACCTCATGAAAGGTGAAGATGGCAATGTTGAGGCCGTTCTGGAGATGAAAACCACCAAGCGCGCCGAGGATTGGGAGAACGATGTTCCCGAATACTACGCATTGCAGGCGGCGCTCTACGCCTACCTCTACGGTGTTGATGACGTAATCATGGTGGCCTCTTTCCTTTCGCCGACAGACTACGACAACCCGGAAGCGTTTAAGCCGAACGTGAGCAACACAATCACGGTGAGTTTCAAGGTCTCGGAGCGATACCCGGATTTCGCGGAGAAGGTTGCAACGGTTGAAAAGTGGTGGAGTGATTACGTCACTACGGGAATTTCTCCCGAGTACGATGAGAAGAAAGACGCTGAAATCCTCAAAGCGCTCCGCACAAACTCTCTCGCGGCTGACACGGATATCAAGGAATTGATCGCGGAAGCAGAAACGCTCAAGACAGAGTTGGATGAGATTGCTGCTTCTACCAATGAGAAGGAGAAGCGCTACAAGGAACTCAACGAGTTGCTTAAGAAGTACGCAATGGGGCAGTTCAGAGAAGGAGACAAGAAGGTGGAAGTCAAGGGTTCTACCTATACTTGGACGGTGGCTCGGTCGGAGACCACAAGCGTAGACAAGGACGCGTTGAAAGCAGACGGTTTACTTGAGAAATACCTCAAGGCATCGGAAACCTACCGTCTGACGGTTAAGTAAGGAGGGGAAACATGGGTAAAAAGGACAACAAGGACAACGAGATGAACGCCATTGAGTTTTTGGAAGCAATGGCGGCGGAACTTGGGGTAAAGACGGAGATATCATCGATCCAAGATGGGATTGACGAAACATGCAGGGGTGTTTACATGCTTTACAGCGGTTTTCAGAAGGCTGGTTTCAGCGAGGAACAGGCCTGGGAGCTGATTAAGACTGCTCTCAACAAGAACTAAGGAGGACAAGGACATGGGAAGAATTCCGATGAGAGACGGGTTTTCCATCATCCCGGAGGGTGAGGACATTTTCAGAGTTTACGAGGCAACCTACGATGAGGATTTCGGACGAATCGCTATTAAGCTTGTAAACGCAGCGGGCGCTACGCACATTGAGCGTTTCAGCATCCTCAACAAAGATGGTGACTACAACGAGGGCGCTCTGAACGCGTTCTCCTATTTCGCAAAGAACGTAATGGATGACTTCGGTCTTGAGGACGTTGACCCCGTAGAACTTGTGGATCACTACGTTGGCGCAACGGTTGAGCACACCGTTCTTCCGAGCAATAAAGACCCGAAGAAGAACGTCACATTTGCTCATCTCAAGGATTTGTATCCGGCTGATGGTTTTGATCCGTCCAAGACAGTGAGTGATAGAGCACGAACTCTTGGAAGCAAGGAAAGTGCCCCTGCACCCAAGTCAAAGACTGCACCTTCACAGCCCGCAGGTGGCTTAGACCTTGATTCTCTGCTCGGATAACCCATTTTACGGCGGGGAAGGAGCAACACCTTCCCCTGCTTTCTAGGAGGTGACAACCCATGAGCGACAACGTGAATCACCCGTCTCATTACGAGACAGGCAAGTTTGAGTGTATAGAGGTAATGCTGGAGACACAGGGAGTGGAAGCGGTTGCTGCTTTCTGCGTGTGCAATGCCTTTAAGTACCTCTATCGACACAAAAACAAGAACGAACTTGAGGATATCAAGAAGGCCGTTTGGTACTTGAAGAAGTTTATCGAGTTGGAGGAAGGAACGAATGACAATCAATGAGTATCAGCAGGAAGCACTGCGAACCGAAGGACGTTATGTGGGGTGTAACGGAGCACTGATTAACGGGGTCTTGGGTCTTTGCGGTGAAGCCGGGGAGTGCGCGGACATTGTGAAGAAGCACCTTTTCCAGGGACACAGGTTGGACACCGACCACCTGATTGAAGAGTTGGGAGATGTTGCCTGGTATCTTGCAACAACCGCTGCTTCACAGGGTTATACCCTTGAGTACGTCTTGCAGAATAACGTTGAGAAACTCAGAAAGCGCTACCCGGACGGGTTCAGCGCAGATCGGAGTATTCACAGAGAGGAGACGGAATGATCGCAACCAAACAGCAGTTAGAAAGGGTGCTTAACGGTTGTGTCCCTCAGAGCACCATTGACGATATCGTGGCAAGGGGATTTCTTACAGCCCCCGCGAGCACTAAGTACCACGGTAATCACGAGGGAGGTCTGTTTGAGCACAGTTGCAAGGTGGCGTTTTATTTGAGGAAATTCACCGCCACGATGGGTTTACAGTGGGAGAACAAGAACTCACCCTTACTTGTCGGAATGTTTCACGACATTTGCAAAATCGATCAGTACAAAATTGACCCGGAGACGGGAATGTACACACACAACACAGACACATTGCTCACAGGGCACGGCGACAAATCGGTGCAGATTCTTTCGCAGTACATGAGACTCACCGAGGAAGAGGTTATGTGCATTCGGTATCACATGGGCGCTTTCACGGACAAAGAGGAATGGAGATACTATACACGGGCGGTACACAAGTACCCTAACGTACTCTGGACGCACACGGCTGACATGATGGCTTCTCACGTTGAGGGGGTGTGACATGATTAAGTTTGAAAAGGTAGAGGTGTGGGGGTGGAAGCACGCCATTCGTGGTATGAGAAACCCGCTCAACAGTTGGGAGAAATCGGACAGCAGTTTAATTGATTCGGTTTACGAGATTGGCAAGAACGACTTCGATTTAATGACCAGGCTCATTCGAGCAGGCGCTCCGCACCGCAAGTTCTTGAGACAGATTTTTGTCTCGGTGGACATTACAGCCCCCCTATATTGGTGGAAGGAGTTTGACACCTACAAGGTCGGAACGACAGCCAATTCTTGTTCAACCATGCACACGCTGCACAAGAAGGAGTTTGAGTTGGAAGATTTCTCTAGCGATTACTTGTCCAACCTGGTTGTCACCGAGGACGGGGTTCTGGAACTCAACACAATGGGGGTTCTTGATGAACTTATCATGAATTTGAACGGGCTTCGGTTGATGTATCTCAAGACGAAGGACACCGTCTACTGGAAAGCCATGGTTCAGCTTTTGCCCTCTTCCTACAATCAGAAACGCACAGTCACGATGACCTATGAAAACCTGCTCAACATGCTTGAGTACCGCCGGGGACACAAGCTGAATGAGTGGAGAAGATTCTGCGAGTGGATTGACACCCTTCCCTATTCTGGCCTGCTTCACGAGGGGTTGGCTCATGAACCGGGCTGAAAGACGCAGGGCTACGAGAAACACAGACAGTGACCCTGTTATAGCAATGAAGCGTAGCGACATTGAGCGCATTAAGAGAGAGGCGGTGGAAGAAGCAACTGATTCAGCAGTGCTTCTTCTGCTGTCCATCCCGATTAAAGTCATGCGGGATAAGTTCGATTGGGGAACAAAAACACGGTTACCGAAACTTGCGGAGGCGCTGATAGACGAATACCAAGCGTTCTCCGAAGGAGAAACCACGTTACAGGAGTACAGGGACATGGTGTACGAGTACTGTGGTGTGAAGTTCGAGAGAACAAAGGAGGGTTGAATGAAAAAGACCAAAAGACGGTTGAGGGTTAATGATATCGGCATGGTAAACGCACTTCACCGCGCGGGTGGGGATTGGGTCATCACAAGCGTTCCCGTTGAGTTCGCAGAGCGGGTGCTTGAGGAAGAGGAGAACGTTGAACGTTCGGACGGTTACACCGAGGCAGGAGATTTGTGGAGTTTCGACACCGAGGAGTACACCGAGTAAACAGCAGGAGGGGTAAATGAGTCGAGCGTTTTATTCTGAGTTCGTTTCTCATTGTTTGCGGTTCTACGCCCGGTACGAGGACAGAATCTATAACTCTGAGGTAGAGAAGCACAACTGGATTGCTTGTCACATGGCGCTCAAGAGTTTCACCAAGGCAGAGCGCAAGAAACTTCTGACAATCTACAAAGAGGGCGACACCATTCCGGACAACGTCTACCAAGTCTCCAAAAAGAGCGGGGTTCACCAAGACGTGATATGGGGATTGGTACGGGAGTGTGAGAAGCGGGTCGCCAAGTACCGTGGTCTCTTATGAACGGATTCCAGAAGAGTTGAGAAGTCTGAAACGGTGGGTGTGTGTTTGGGAAGACAGCAAAGTACCCATGAAAGCGTGGGAAAAAGAAGCTGCTTCTTCCACGAACCCTGATACATGGTCTGACTTTGAGACGGCTCTGGAGTCCTACAACAAAGGCTTTTACGACTACTGCGGTTTCGTTTTCGCAGGTGATGGTTACGTTGGTATCGACATTGATGCAGGGGTTGATGAGGACGGTTTTATGACACCACTTGCTGCCGACATTGTGTCGAAATGTCAAAGTTACACGGAGCGCTCAAGGAGCGGGAGAGGGTTTCACATCCTGCTCCGGGGCGACCTTCCGTTCAAGGGTAAGAACAATCTCGCAGGGGTTGAGATTTACAAGGCCTCGCGTTACTTCATAATGACAGGAGATGTTCTTCTCAACGGTGAAATTATCGACAATCAAAGTGCTATAAATTATGTGATTGAGCGATATTTTTCAGAGCAAAAAGAGAAGGATAAATCTTCGGAATCGATTAAATGTTGTCGAATATATAGACCGAAATGGTCTAAGGATGTTGTGAACAACAGAATCCCGATAAGACCGGATTATCCGAAAATACACAGCGGTGGAAGAAATCTTTCTCTGGCCTCTCTTGCAGGATACCTTCACAACACGGGTTACACGAAGGGGCAGATTTACAGAGAGTTGCTGTATGTGAACAGCACCGCGTGTGTACCGCCGTTGGACACGGGAGAGATACGGACAATCTGTGACAGCATAACAAGGTACAGAAGGTGAACACCATGAGTAGAAGTTGGGAAGAAATCAGGGACGGGTTCTACAAAGTTTACGAAATGAGTTGCAGACCTCAAAACATACGAAAAGTTCCGAATGGGCATGTTTTCGATGCCAACAAAAGTGTGAACTGGAACAGAGAACAGGTGGAGGTCAACAACGAAAAGTATCGTGAAGAAATCAACCGTCTAATAGAGAAAAGAAATATCGAACACGGGAAAGTTCTCAATGACACTTACGAGTTGATTCAAGAAGAGGTCGGACACGGTCTTTCTCGTGAAAAAGCAAGGATTATCTGGGATTTCGCGTGCAACAACGCGCATATAGACGAGATTCCAGAGACCCTGGACTATCTTTCAGACTTGATCGACTTGATAAAGGATGTACGGGAGGACAAGTGATGCCGGAGTTATTCGAGACGCGGAGCGGCCGCGTCATCATGGACGAAAAGCTGTCCGAAAAAATGTACCTCATTAAGCAGCACCGTCCCGAGAGTCGGGATGATTTCAGTTCCGGGTTTGAGTGGTCTGAAATGGGCATGGCTACCCTGTTCGGACTTGTTTACACCGAGGAAGCACGATATTGTCCCGAACACCGCAGTTGGTACACCTACCACGAAGGGGCATGGCGCAAAGATGAGGGTGCAATACTTGTCTCCGAGAAGATGAAGGATTTCGTTCGACTCATGATTCTCTACTGCGGTGAGATCGATGATGAGGAACTTCGCAAGGCGTACTTGAGTTTCGTCAATAGGATGGGCGACAGACGGATGAGAGACAGAATTCTCAAGGACGCAACAGGTGAGTTGAGAATCTCCGCTGTTGAATTCGATTCAGACCCATATCTCATCAACTGCCTCAATGGTACATACAATCTCCGTGATTTCTCTTTCCGGGAACACCGGTGGGACGATTTCATTACAATGCAGACGGCCTTCAATCACACGGTATCGAAAGAGGTGGCGTGCGATAGATGGGAGACATTCATTGCGGAAGTCACGCAGAACGATACCGAAAAGGCTGATTTCCTTCAAAGGGCGCTTGGTTACTCAATGCTCGGAATGAGCAACGAAGAGTGCATGTTCATTCTGCACGGTAAAACGACAAGAAACGGCAAGAGCACGCTGCTGAACACGATTGAGACAATGCTCGGTGGGTATGCAAGCGTTGCACCGGTCGGAATGATTTACCGAGGTGACAGACAGAAGGACTCGGAAGCAGCGTCCCCCACATTGGCAGGACTCAAGGGTAGACGGTTCGTTACCATGGCAGAGAGCAACGAGTACGGAAAACTTGACGAAGAGAAGATAAAACAGCTTACCGGCGGTGAAGAGATTTCAGCACGGGCGCTGTATCAATCGGCTGTCACGTTCAAACCGCAGTTCACCCTCTGGCTTTCCTGTAATGATTTACCGATGGTTACAGATAAATCACTATTTGCTTCCGAGAGAATTAGGGTCGTTGAGTTCAACCGTCATTTTGCTCCGAACGAGCAGGACACTCACCTCAAAGAGGAGTTGTGCGAGCAGTCGAGTATGAGCGGGATCTTCATGTGGTTAATACGTGGCTATAAGCACTACAAAGAGCGCGGATTAACCATGAGTGACGGCCTTAGACGGGTTGTAGCCAACTATGAGCGTGACAATGACGTAGTGCTGCAATTCCTTGAGAACCGCTGTGAAAGAACCCCGGAGGAAGAGGGCGGCGGGAACATTCGGTCGAGAGACCTCTACGTTGCTTTCAAGATGTGGGCGAAATCGGAGGGTGAGTACGTTCTCTCGGCACGCAAGTTCAACTCAGAATTGGCACGACACCCCGAGTGGTTTGATCGGAAATCCACCTCGAGCGGGTTCGTCATCTATTGGGGACTCAGACTGAAAGGGGTTCTATAATGCTGACAGTAAATGAGTTGTTTGCGGGAATCGGTGCTTTCCGCAAGGCTCTCATACGGATGGGGTTACCGCACAAGGTCGTAGGTATCAGCGAGATCGACCGCTTTGCAATCAAGTCCTACGAGGCGATTTACGGAGAGGTACGGAATTACGGCGACATTTCCAAGGTTGAAAAACTGGACTATGCCGATCTCTGGACTTATGGGTTTCCGTGCCAAGACATATCGCTTGCCGGGAAGCAGGCGGGGGTTGTGCAGGGGGTGACACGGAGCGGTCTTCTCTACGAGGTGGAGCGGTTACTACGTAGAGCGAAAGAGGACGGAGAGTTACCGAAGTATCTCATCATGGAGAACGTCAAGAACCTTGTTGGGAAGAAGTTCAAAAACGATTTCCTGGCTTGGTGCAGGACGTTAGAAGAGTTGGGGTACAAGAACGAGTGGCAGGTGCTTTCCGCAGCGGACTATGGTGTACCGCAGAAGAGAGAGAGAGTCTTTTGCGTGAGTGTTCGAGCGGATTTGGGACAGGGGTTTTCGTTTCCGGAACCCGTTGAACTGGAAAAGCGTCTTGTTGATGTATTGGAACCCCTGGAAGAGATAAATGAGCGCTATTTCCTCTCCGATGGATACATGGAGTGTTTTGTTAGTCATTCCGATCGATGCAAAGAAAACGGTGTTGGTTATAGGTTTGAACCCATCGAAAGAGAGAGTACGGAGTTTGTGAAAACCGTAACAACGAAAGAAGGACAGCGTACCTACAGCAATTTCATTGTGGAAAGAGGTTGTGATGCGGTGTGAACTGGCGGGGAGATTGTCGAATATCAATTTCGACCAAAGTGCTAGAGTTTATAGCATTTCCGGATTATCACCGACACTGAGAACATTCGGAGGGGGAGGACAAGTGACACAGATTTTGGACAACAGGCCGGTGGTACGGGTTGCGGAAGCCACCAAGAAAGGGTTTGCGGAAGCCACCATTGGTGACAGCATTAACCTCTCTTACCCGGAAAGCAAGACCCGCAGAGGGCGCGTGGGCAAGGGCGTGGCGCAGACACTAACTTGCTCTCAGCAGCAGGCGGTTGTGACGGGCAACGCAGGAGCGCCGAGAATACGAAGATTGACGCCCAAAGAGTGTTGGCGACTCATGGGGTTTGATGACGAGGATTTCGAGAAAGCGCGAGCCGTGAACTCGGACACGCAACTCTACAAGCAAGCCGGGAACAGCATTGTTGTGAATGTGTTGGAGGCCATTCTTGGAAATCTGCTTGTTGCAGAACGGTCAGAATGGCTCGACAACCTATTGGGAGGTGAGTGAGTTGAAAGAACACGTTGCATACAGTTGTGAGTATTGTTATGCCAAGTATCCGACTAAGGAGGAAGCGATGGAGTGTGAGAGAAATCACAAAACAAATCTTACGATTGTCAGTCTGATGCACTTTTGTAAAGATGACTGCCCCGATGGTTACCCGAGGAGCATTGAGGTAAAAGGAGAGGACGGCGAAACCGTTCTCTATTGGAGGGATAATTGATGGAAGAGGTTGTGTATTACCGTTGTGGTGTGTGCGGAACAATGCACGAGGTAGAGGAAGAAGCAATTCGGTGTGAGAAGGGACACAGAAGCGATTACAGAATCAAAAGAGTCACCTACGCTTCTTCCAGACTAACGATGGACGGTTTACCGTACACCATCGTTCTGGAAGCCCCGGGTTGTTCGGACATTGTTTATAGGAGGGTCTGATGAGATTGAAAGTGCTTTACACCTGCGAGGTGTGTCACACCGATTATGTTGACGGGGAGTCTGCCATAGAGTGTGAGAAGAGTCATGCACAGAACTTGATAATTGCCGACTGCAAATTTCACCCGGTTTCAAAGTGTGGTCGTTTCCCTGTCAGCGTCACCATTCGAGCGGATGATGGGGAGCAAAGAGTTTATAGGAGGTGCAATGAAGATTAAACCTTTGTACTGCTGCGAGATTTGCGGTAGATCGTACCACACTGTGCGAGAAGCACTTGCGTGTGAAAACGGTCATAGGATGGGAAACATGTGGTGCCATTGTGATTTCCCTCTTTTCGTCTTCAAGAAAGAGGACGGGGGTAAGGTTGCACTTATGTGTGCCCGTTGCAAACAGAAGGTTTTCAAAATTTGTTGAAGAAAGGAGCATTGAATGACAGAACAGGAAAAGCGAGAGTTGGTGAAACTCTTGTGGAAGTATCAAATGGAACTCATGGAAGTAGATGAGAAAAACAGCGGTGTCGAGTATTTTTACAGAATTTGTGGAGTGAAGGCACAGTTCAACCATGCGCGTTGTATTGCGAACCGGCTTTCCTGTGAGGTCGGGCAGGATATTCTCTGATGAACAAGGTGTGGAAAATAAAACCCTGTCCCAAATGTGAAACAGCCAGGTGGATAACACAAAACGTTGATTCTGAAACCGGCGTTCGAGTAATTGAGTGCTTGGTCTGCGGAAGAAGAGTTGAGGGTCACCTTTGGGACATGGTGTCTTTGTGGGATAAGTGGAGGGACGATGAGCAGATTGAAGAGGTCTGATGTAGCAAGATCCGTTAAATCGCTTGAGAGGTGTGTGAAGTTGTGCAAGGGTCTTCCTTCCGACTCTCCGGGGTTCGCACGGGTAGAACCACTCGAGATTCACCTGCGAGCGGCTATTAAGGTTTTAACGGAGGAAGATGAGAATTGCGACTCTCTTGAGTTTGACTACTACCTGAATGCCTGCAACGAGGAACTCAAAGAAGCCTTATGGTTACTGAACTATCTGATTACCCACTGCGAGGGAAAACCGAGAAAGGCTGTTTTAGATATACATAAACGACTCATAAAAATAAGAGGGTTGATAAATCAACACTTCTGGAGCGATGTTTAAGCGTTTTGTGCAACTTCACTAGGCAGAATCAAAATTGTGGAAACTATACAAAATAATGCTGAGTGCAAGCGTGCGCGGTTATGCAAAACAACCTAGGAATTTCTTGGAAGGATGGTGTGCAATTTGAACAAACGGGAACTTGTGCGGGCGCGTGATTACATTGCGTATGCGAGTGTGTATCACCGTGCATTGAAAGAGCGAGGGTGGCGTTCACCGTATCCACTCATGATGGACGATGTTTTTACAAGTTTGAAAAGTGGGAACATCGGCTCCGCGAGTGTAAAAATCAGTCAAATTAGGATTAATATATTATGGAGACACTCTAACGAATATCTTTACAAGAATTTCATTGGAGACCCGGTTCTTTGGTATTACAGGAGTAAGTACCTTGAGGCGTTGGAAAAGGCAAGTTACCATTTGTGGCAAGCGAGGAGAAGTTAATGGAGATTGTGTATAAATGCGGGTGCTGTGGGTACTTTTACACTATCAAGCAAGAGGCGCTCCGTTGTGAGTCTCAGCACAAGAGTTGGAGAAAAGCCTCGGTTGAATATGATGATGAGAACTTAACAATGGATCAGTATGGTTCTCCGAATGAAATTCGATTGAGGAACGGGGAGGGGAAAACAGTTGTGTACAAAAGGGTGGACGATCCCGATTACTATTAACCGGATGGTTACACAGGAGAGGAGGAAGCATGAAGATTGTGTATGAGTGTGGGTATTGTGGAGCCATGTACCACACCGAAGAGAGCGCGCACAGGTGTGAGGTCGCACATGAGGGATGGGTGAACTCCGATGTTAAGATTACGGGTAGCGAGTTTTCGCGTCTTATGGACTATACACCGCGTGAAATTCGATTAACGAACAAAGACGGGAAGACGTATGTGTATGGGAGGATGTCGCGTGAGAATCGATGAGTCTTTCACAGCTGCGACCGATCTCGGAGAAGCAATGGATAGCCTGCGGGAAGCCTGTGCGATACTGTACGCAACCAAGCTTCCGAGCGACCTGGTCTGGAGCGACTACGCAGACCCCACCCCAGTGTACACCGTGGGTGAGCGGTGGAAGCCCGTGATGCTTGATATGGCGAGTGACAGCATTTGCGATATCGGGTTTGCGCTTTCCAAGAGCCCCCTGTATGGCGCGTATGACGAACTTACCTACGTTCGCAGCGCGCTTTGCAAGGCAGGGTGTGCAAGGTGGCACATGGGTGAAATAGGTGCAAAACAAATGAGCAAGGAGCAGAATGTTAAACTGGACAGGTGCTTGAAGGACGCTATCCTGTGCCTCAAGGCCGTACTGGAGGAACTGAGAGACTATGACGTATAAAGCATTGGTTAAGACAGCAGAATCGTACCTCTATGACGCGCAGAGCGACTTACAGGCGCTTACAAAGCGCAGCGGTGAGAATCATCCCTGTGTGTTCTCTGACACGCTCAAGAGCGTTGAGTACGCTCTGAATGACATTGAGCGGATTCACGATAACGCAGGGTTGTATGAGACAGGGGAACTCATTGGTACAGCGGTTACAAAAATCGATCTCAGCGTTCGGTTCATTAACCGTGCGGAAAGAGCGTGCGATCGCTTATCAATAGCAGGGGCGCTTCTCCGGGCAAAGGAAAATTTGAAGGAAGCAAAAGCGACTCTCTTTTGGTAAATCGACCCAGGGAATCTCAAAAT